GGCATCAACGCAGGGTTGCTAACAATTTGCAAGAACTGCATCAATCGTTGTGAGCGCACTTCTGTTGCCATCAAGCTTTCAGTACCACGAGCATTCACTTCCAAGTCGCCCCTGATCTCTGGGTCGAAATCAAACTGCATGTTGAAGCTGAAGAAAGCTTTACCGAGTGGTGCAATCAAGTAGTCATCAACGTTCTTAATCACTGTCTTGATGGAGCCACCAGCAGCGTTCATCAACATAGAGATGCCAGAGGCTGTACGGCCAACACCACTCACACCAGTTTGACCGTGAGCAAACGATGGCATACCTGTAGATTCGTCAGCAAGCTGCCTAGCTTTGTCAAACAACTGCAAGTTCTCTTGAGACACGTTAGGAAACTTAGTGCCGAACAAGCTTTGACCGGGAGCACCGCCTTGACGACGAAACACTTTACCGGGATAGACAGACATGTCTTGGCCGGGGACAAGGTTGGTTTCATCAACTTCAAAGACAAGGTTGCCCGACAACACAGCGTTGTCAACGGCCATGCGCATGAAGCCGTTCATCAGAGTTTGTGTATCGTCCATGTTCTCTGCAATGCCAACACCAGCCAAGCTGTATGGATTGAGTTCGTATGGAACAGCGTAGTAAGGAATCTTTGAAGGCTTGAAAGGATTCAACACCAAGCGAATGATTTTACCGTTGCAATACCAGATGTTAGCTTGCAATTCATCACCGTCAGCATATTCATCTGGAATGGTAACGTCATTCTCTTCCAACAACTCAATGTCAACATTACCCCAATACTCCAACACCTCAAAGCGGTCAACATCAAAGTTGGGAGCGTAGTCACGCAAGTCATCTTCCCAATACTTCTTGACATATGTCTCACCTTGTTCAATGAGTTGATCAATGACGTTCTTGCGGAAGTGAGGACGGCGCTTCAAAGCACGAAGCTGTGTACGCGACATCTTGTGACGCTCAATGATGTATTGGCATTCGTCTGTATTGTTCGCGTCTGGATCCCAATAGAAGTTCCAGATGGAAACGTGTGATGCTTCAGGAACAGTTTTGATTGTTGGTTTGTATGTACCGTCTTCTGTCCAGTTCGGGTATTCTTTATTGACAGCGAACGGACCCTTCATCACACCTGTACCAAACAACGCCATCTCAAATGCAGAAGCACGAAGATGTTTACTGGCACCACTCTCCTCAAGCTGATCATGGATTTTCTTTTCCATCTTCTTAGCCGCTACCATAGCAGGGCTAAACGTCACAGACGTTGGTGTCTGACCAGCACCCATCTTCAGACCGGGAAGATCTTTCAAGTCATTCTTCAGCGAACCAAGCATCTCTTCCAGCTTGTCCAGATCAAAGTCTTTACCAATACCAGCAGCACCTTCTTCACCAAATGGAATGGCTGGTGCAGCTTCTGTGTTTTTAGGATCGAAATGAACAGACTCTGCAACACCTTCAGGTAATACAGACGGGTCAATACTCAAAGGAAATTTGTTGTTAGAAAACAACACATCGGTGATCTGACCATACGCTGCCAATGTTTTAGTCTTTGTCACCTTCACAAATACACGGCTCTTCTCTGTCTCAGTGAACTTAACATCGGGACCATACAGGCCACGATAGTTGCGATAGGCACGGAGCCAGCGATTTTCATCAGTGCGCCGTGACTCTTCTGATTTAGTGTAGCGCTTTTGAATAAAGCTGATGATGCCGCCAGCTTTGAAGTCGTCTTCATTCTTGGAAGCGTCATCAAGCGCTAGAGTTTTATCGTTGGATGGTTTATCAATGAGGGCCATAAGTGTTCCAGATTATTAAGAAAGGTATAACATGTAGTTGTTCAATAACCAAACACAGAGTCGGCTACAACTTTACCAGTATTTTGTGACATAGGGTCAAAGTCAAACAACCCACTGCGTGGACGAGACATTACTCCATAACGCAAAGCGTCATAAGTATGGTCATTGCTTACTTTGGTGTTAATGTCTTCCATGTTTGTCTTGTCGATGGGTAGCGTAGGAAGATCTGCAATGATTTGTGTACAGTTGTTGAAGAACACCATACGAGGCTGCTCTGTCATAGGGTCAACCTGCAAGCGACGATGTATTTCGTTCTTACCTGCAATGCGGCTACCAGCAGAACGGTCAGCGGGTCGCCATCTACACCCCTTCATGATCATTCGTTCAGCAATAGAGGGTCCAGTATCCCCACGTTTGTGCCAACATGAGCTATCTAGTACACCATAACGAATCTTTTCACCATCTTCAGCATTCATTACCATCACAGCAAGGTCTTCTGCCAGCACTTTGCTGACATAAAGCTCTCTATAGACCACCAAACTTTCATCAGGCGCTACAGCAAACCACAATACAGCGCTATAGCTACCATATCCGTAGTCACAAGACCTGAAACGGGGCCAACTAGACGGAATAGCGAAGGGTTCTACAACGTGAATGGCTCTATTGAACTCAGAAAACGCTGCACCCTCTGCAATATCCCAGTTTCCCTCAAGCAATTGCTTACGTTGGTGCTCCGGTAGGGACAACAACATGGTTTCATAGTCACCTGACTCAGCCAAATAGGGATTGTCAGCCAGTTTTGCAGAGATGAACTTGCGTTTGAACAGCGGTTGGCCTTCTTTGCTGTGCCCTTTGGGGTATGTCAGCATCTGTCCTGTCTCTACATCGGTGGCATAGAAGCTTTTACCGGGCGCTGCAGGCACAATAAACATCTTCCTGACCCATTGGTGGCCGGGACCACCGGGGTTGGTGGTAGCTCTCATGAACACAGGCAGATCGGGCGCTGCTGTACGCAGACGAGAACGCATGTAGTTGTAAGCAAACGGGGTAGGCCACTGTGTCAACTCGTCCCAAGCTATGTAGGAGAACGACAAACCCTGATAACGCATGACATCTTCGTCACGGTCAAGGTAGGACATCCACAACTTACCCCCACTTGGATGCTGCCATTGCATCTTTCGCTCACTCCACTTGATGCCGGGGTAGATCTTTGGATACATCTCTTGAGACTTCCAAATCAATTCACGCAGTTCTTCAGTGGTGTGTCGAAGAATCAATCCAGAAAACTGTGGATGCGCTATATATCGAAGTGGATCTGCAAGAATGGCATAACTTTTACCGCCACCAGCAGCACCACCATACAACACTTCACGTTCTGACGCAGCTAAGAAGTTTGTCTGTGGGCCGGGGTTGGGTCTGAAGATGACGTTGTCACGTACAGGCTGAACAACCTCAATCAGTGGAGGCTGTGAAGGACTCGCTAAGTTTGATGTATCTATCACTATCGAAGAAGCTTCCGTCTTTTGTTCCGGTTCTTTCTTCGTACTCTTGCGCTTTCTTAAGGGCTTTTTCGTACCCTTCGGCAAGCTTTCGATAAGTAGAGGATTTGCGTTTGTGGGACTGTTCATTCTTTATACGTTTCAATAGACCTACATGACTTATCTCTCTACCAGTGACAGTGGTGAGCCATGCCGCCACCTGCCTAGAGCTATATTGCTTCAAATACTTTTTAGCTTTTTCAAGGGCATCAAGCTCAAGAGCCACAGGCTGAAGCCATCCATCGTCTTCACTGTCAACAACATACCCGAAAGGAACAGTGCGAGACAGTCTAGGTATCTTAACATATTCAACCTTTGTCTCAGGCTGTGGCAATATGAATGTGCCTAAGCCGAAATCAAACGGTTCCATTATTCTTCCTCACGTTCCTTAGCAGGCAACACCATGATGCCACCAGTGCTTTCAACCTGAACCTTCTCTGTCTTAACCAATCCAGCACGGTCAAGCAAGTCCTTAGCAGCAGACATCTTCTCTTTTAACCCAAGCTCTGTAGGATCATCAATGGCATTGATCATAGCCACTGCAGCCTTTGGTGCTGCCATAGCAATGTAAAGCTGTGTAGCTTCAATGATTTCTTCTTTGAGATAGTTGGTCAGGCTTCGTCGGCTGTAGCCTTCAGAGAAGCCTGCCATGCGCATAGCATGATTGATGTTGCCGTTTGCGTCAGCAAACAACACTTCAAGGAAACGCTTATGTTGATCAGTTAGTTCTTTTGCCATCATCCACCATTCATAGGGTCAAAGTATTCTTCCACACTCACTGTAGCATCCATTGATGATCCAGCCTCTGGTGTTACAACAATGTAGTCACCAGCGCTCAAGACAAGATAGCTACCGTCAAGCTTCAAATAGCCGTAAGCAGAAACGGTGTAGCCACCAACAATGTAGTATTGAGTATTCAAGCTGGTATCGTGCCATTGGATTGACACTGTCTTGTTACCGCTTGTAGTGTTTGCCACAAACAACAACTCCACCTTAGCCGTGTGATTGGCTGGGCAGGTGTAGATTGTGTTGGCTGCACCGGCTGTCAGGTTCTTACCAACACTGCGAAGTTTAGGTTCACCCTTCATTACTTTTTAGCTTTCACTTTAGCTTCAGACAACGCAATGGCTATTGCCTGCTTAGGCGACTTCACCACCTTACCACCTTTGCCGCTGTGCAAGGTGCCTTCTTTGAACTCACCCATCACTTTAGCAACCTTCTTGGTTTGCTTTGGAGACTGTTTAGTAGCCATACTTATTTCTTCTTAGCCTTCATTGGCTTACCAACACCAATCATGATAGCCACCATAGGCTTACCCTTGCCTTCTTTGGCAAGACACTTACCAGCAGCTTTGCATTTAGCAGGAGTGGGACAGCCTTCGCAGGGCTTGAATGCTTTCTTTGTAGCCATGAGTTTTTCCTTTAGCGATGTTTCGCCGTCTTCTTAGCAATGCTCTTTGGTTGAGCAACAAATTGTTTACCCTTAGCTTTGCCTTCACGCTTAGCTTTGGTGGTGGCTGCATACTCCGCAGGTGACAAAGCTTTGATGGCAGCTTCAGGCAGATA